CAAGACATGTATCTTGAAGAACAAAAGAAATTTGAAATGATGCGTGATCGTCTTGAGCTTCTAAATGAACTTAACGATTACGTAGGCAAGTATTTCTCTCACGATTATATTAGACGACAAATTCTTAAACAATCTGATGAAGAGATTGAAGAACAAGATAAGATTATTGAAGAAGAAAAAAATAACAAACAATACAATCCTGATGAAGAAGATCAGGGTAGATTTTAAACCAATTTATAGAAAGCAACTAGAGGAAGTGTACCATGAACACAGAACAACAATTCGTTGATCTTATTAAAGAAGGCAAAGTTGCTGACGCTATGCAACTTATTAAAACAGCATTAACCGAAATGGCTGGTGTTAGTATTGTTCAAACTAAATTTGATGTTGCAGAAGCTTGTGGCATGAAAAAGTCTATGAAAGAAGAAGATGACGACATGGACATGGAAGATGAAGAAGACGAAGATGATGAAATGAAAGAAAAGAAAAAAGGAATGGAAGCAGAAGGTAAAAAAATGGTAGATAAGATGCAGAAAGCACCTACTATGAAAGAAGGCTATGGTAAGAAGAAAAAGTCTATGAAAGAAGAAGACATGGACATGGAAGATGATGAAATGAAAGAAATGAAAAAGATGAAGAAATAAGGACTCATCATGTCAGAACAACAAACACAAGAAGAATTGGACGAAGCTACTAAAAAGACTCGGGTCGATTCAAAAGGAAAGAAAACAAAAAGAGTTAAATGTGCGCCGGGTTTTAAGTTAAAACCCAATGGTTTAAGTTGCATGAAGATGACCGGTTCTGAAAAAGCCAGTAGAAAAAAAGCTGCTAAGAAATCAGTTAAAACTCGCAAGGGAAAATCTCAGGCTGGTAGCAATCGTAAGAGAGCTAAGGCTATAAAGAAACGCAAGGGTTTGGGTCTTAGTTAAACCTTATTAAAAGGATTATTTAACAATGAAAACAAAATCTGTAGAGAAGCAAGATGATTAAAACATTTTCTGACTATGTTTCTGATAATATTAATCTAGAGGAAAGCTTGAAAGGTCAAGATCAAATAAAGCTCTTTCAATCTGTCCTTAAAGCTCGTGATATAGAAGTTAAGTTTATACCCACTTATAACAGTGAGGATTATACTATGAAGGTCAGAGCAAAGTCAGTCGATAAAAATAAAGTGTTTAACCTCTACATTCGTGACATTCAACTAACAAATATTAGTCAATCAATGAATGTGGATTTTTAAAGGACAATAATAATGACAGTCAAACTTTTAATGGAAAACTCTTATGAAGTTGAAAATCTAACAGAGGAAACTGAAAACGGAAAAGAGCTTTTCATTCAAGGAATATTTGCCCAAGCCCAAGTAAAAAATGGCAATGGTCGATATTATGAGAAAGATGTTTTGGAACAGGCTGTTGAAAAATACAACGAAAAGTTTATTTCAAAGCGTAGAGCATTGGGTGAATTGAATCATCCTGATAGACCATTTGCTGATCCAGCCAAAGCCGCTATCCTAATCAATGAACTTAAATGGGATGGTAACAACGTAATTGGTAAAGCAAAAGTGTTAAACACTCCAAAAGGTCAGATCATTAAAGGTCTTATGGAAGGTGGTTTTAACATGGGTGTGTCTACTCGTGGACTTGGTTCGCTAAGTGAACGTAATGGCATGAAGTACGTTAATAAGGATTATATGATGACAGCCGTTGATTGTGTTGATCAACCTTCCGGCCCTGATTGTTATGTAAGCCCTCTAGTAGAATCTTCATGGGTTAATAAGAATGGAGTTTGGATTCCTGCTGTCCAAGAGGATGGCATTGCTATTGATGAAGGGCTTTTTTTAGAGAAATTAGAGCAGTATATTCGATTTAGAGTAAAAAATCAATAGTTTGAATTAAAAGTATTATAAATAGAATTACAATGATTAGAGAAACGAGGTTTTAATATGAATGATCATGTAAAAGCCCTCTTCGAAGGCCAAGAGCTTTCAGAGGATTTCAAACAAAAAGCAAGTGCGATTATCGAGTCTATGCTGTCTGAAAAAGAAGCTGAAATTCGTGAATCCATTGTTGGTGAACAGACCACTTTGTTTGAATCACAAGTCGAAGAAAAAACAAGTGAGCTTGAATCACTGTCTGAGGCATATGTAACCGAAGAGGTTCTGCCTACCATTAGTAAGTATCTTACCGCTGCTGTAAATGAATGGCAAGAAGAAAATGCTATTGCTATTGAGTCCGGTGTAAAAGTTGAATTGGCTGAATCTTTCTTGAAAGGTTTTGTTGGTCTGGCAGAAGCACACAATCTGTCTGTACCAGAAGGGTCTGATAGCATTGTTGAGAAGACGCAGAAAGACTTTGAGCAAGTTAAATCAAAACTCGATAGTCTGACTGAAAAGAATGTTGAATTGAAAGAAGCTCTTGATGAACAAACTCGGTCTATCGTTATCGCTCGTGTATGTTCTGATCTGACTGAAAGCCAGAAAGAAAAGTTTACTACTTATTCTGAGTCTCTGCAATTCAAAACACAAGATCAGTTTGAATCTGCTGTATCTCAATTGAAAGAATCTTATTTCCCTAAGACTGGCGATAAGAAAGTTGAGGAAGATGAGCAAGAAAAAATTCTTGAAAATCAGGATTTGAATGAAAAAGATGAGACTCATGAGAGTGCTTGGCTGAAAAGTTTTGTTGGTCAGCTTTAATTAGAACATAGACTTATATAAATACAATTAATAAATTTACAAAGAAAGGTAGGATTAAACAATGAGTAAGCTACTTAAAGAAGCTGTAGACAAAGTAATGAATGACGAGAAAGCGCCGGTCATCAATAATGATTATCGTCGTCAGGTTACAGAATCTGTTATCGAAAACCAAATCAGATACAATCAGGGTATGAACGAATCTGAAACCCCGACTAACCAAACAGGTGGCGTTGCTAACTTTGATCCTATTCTGATCAAAATGGTTCGTCGCTCCATGCCTAAGCTGATGGCTTTTGACTTGACCGGTGTACAATCAATGACTGGACCTACTGGTTCGATCTTTGCAATGCGCGCACGTTACAACACTCAGACTGGCACAGAAGCTTTGTTTGATGAAGCTAATACCGCATTCTCTGGTGCAGGCGCACAAGCTGGTGATACCTCTGGCTTCGCAGTTGATGCATTTGGCGTAGATGATCCCGATGTTGCAACTGCTACTGGTACTGGTATGAGCACCGCCAATGCTCAGCTTCTGGGTACTGATAGTGGTGATGCTTGGAACGAAATGGCATTCAGCATTGAACGTACTGACGTTTCTGTAAAAAGCCGTAAATTGAAAGCTCAGTTCTCTCGTGAACTGGCTTACGATTTGAAAAACATCCACAACATGGATGCTGAAACTGAACTTGCAAACATTTTGTCAACAGAAATCACTGCCGAAATTGACCGTGAAATCCTGCGTACAATCAACGTTGCTGCTGTTCTTGGCGCTCAAAGTGCTGCTGTACCGGGTCTGTTCGATCTGGCTGCTGACAGTGACGGTCGTTGGTTGGTTGAAAAGTTCAAAGGTCTGTTGTTCCAAATCGAACTGGAAGCAAACCGTGTAGCTATCGAAACCCGCCGTGGTCGTGCTAACCGTGTTATCTGTAGCTCTAACGTAGCATCTGCTTTGAACATGGCTGGTGTACTTGACTACAATCCTGCTTTGGCATCAAACATGAACGTTGATCCGACTGCTGGCACATACGCTGGTATTCTGATGGGCAAGTATCAGGTTTATATTGATCCTTATGCTGGTCGTGATTACGTGACTGTAGGTTATAAAGGCGATAACTCATGGGATGCTGGTATCTTTTACTGCCCATACTTGCCGCTTGAAATGTACCGCGCAGTTGGTGAAGACAGCTTTGCACCTAAGATCGGTTTTGCGAGTCGCTACGGCATCATTGCGAATCCATATGAGCATAATGACGCTTCTGGCGCTCGTGCTGGTAAAGGTCTTGGACAAGGCGAGAACCGCTACTACAGGAAGTTCGCAGTAGCAAGTCTGACTGGCTAATCAAGTAAGTTAGAAGAAAACAAAAAAGGGAACCAAATTGGTTCCCTTTTTTCATGCCTCGATTTTATATTTTATAGAACCCGCATCGTACATAATTGTGTATCCATGCATGTTCATATTCTCTTTTTCTGTTAGTTGTTCATCAAACCTTTCTAATACATTTTCTAGTTTATGCTTCATGAAAGCCTTTCTTGAATATCTTTCCAGTCCCTTAAAGTAATGATAATTCGGTTCTGTAACTCCAAACATTTCAAATCCATACTTTTCATAAACATTTCCGTGTGAGTAGTCCAAACTTGCGAAGGTTTCTATGACACTCCATACATTGTTCCTTTGAAAGTGTGTGAGAAGCTTAGAGAAGCCCCCTACTACGTTCTTTGATGTTGCATAGCGTACTAGGTCATACTGGTCAGAAATCTTTCCTGTGAGCTTCTTAAAGCTGATACAAGCCACAAGTTCACCATTGAATACCAACCCATAATTAACTTTTGAATCATTGTACCCTTGTACGTGTGTTTCTGTGTAAAATTCCCTAGCTGTACTTGCCGTTACAGAAACTACTTCGCACTTCCGAGCATAAACTTTTTCTTTGGTTGATTTGTTGCACTTTTGAATGATCTTTTCTTTTATGATTTCTTTGGTTACTGGATTTGCCCACTGATCTTCATATACATGAATCAATAGAATCCCTGCTTCTTTACAAGCCAGTG